CGCCTGTTTCTATTACCTTGACTGAGTTAAGCCGCGCGAATGAGCGTAAGACCACCAACATACGCGGGAGGTACTGGAACAAAAGATGTTGGGGATGTGCTGCCGGCGGTAATCCCGGTAACGCCAGATTGCGTAGTGTATGGGCCATAATCAGCGCCGCTGCCGCCCCCCTGCCATTTGTTTGTCTGCGCTGGTGAACCATCGTTCATAGTTGTGGTATGTGTGTGACCAGGGTCGGTAATAGAAACAGGCGGAATATTTTGACTTGATAGTGTTGTTGCTCCGCCCCCACCAGCAAGTAATGTGTTTCCATCAAGCGATCCGCTAGTTGATACAAGTCTAGTGGTTGTTTGGTTTAATGTAGCGCGGAATCTGCCCCTTGAATCAGGTAGAGTTGTTCCAATAAGATTGGCAAGAGTTGGATATGTTGCCGATGAGAATGTTGTGCCGTCGCAATTCAAATATGGCGGAACAGTACATCCAGCAATCCATGCCGGTACTGACGATCCGGCATAATCCCAATATGTTCCGACTCGACCAAAGTTTCTGTATTTAAGATTTGTACCATCATTAAAGGCGTCAAATAGTTCCCCTGGGGGACATGCGATTGCCTGCCCCCCAGCAACGGTTGTCTGTAGCGTAACAATATAAAGACTAGACCCAGTGCAGGCATTGTAAATTATATAGGGGCCAGTAAATGTAGACGGAAAAGTGATTGCCACACTTCCGGTCAGGGTAGAGTTAAATGTGACTTGGGCGCACTGATACTGCGCAGCAGACAAAACCACTGGACTGTTATTCAAGCCAATAGTGACAGACTGCCCAAGAGCAGCATCGACTATGCCCCAGTTTAAATTAGTTGGACCATCCCATGTGCCGACATAGCTGCTGTTGGCGACCTGAGCTAAGTTCTTGGTAGTAGTATATGCGACCATGGTCCATTCCTATCTGTACCAGGGGAGATATCCTGCCGTCCCGGAGCTGGTTGTCACGGCTATGAACCCAGCCGCCTGGGACGATGTGAATGTGATCGTTGAATTGGCTGTAGTGATAGCCGAGGAAACCACCGTCCCGGATTGTAAAAATGTGGTTGATAGCCTAGAATTAAGGCTCTGAACGGCATTCACGCCATTCTGAAGCGCCGTCAGAATAAGATCAAGTGAGCCCATTATCGCCTTCCCGCCGAAGCCGCCCGATATCGAATCCTGCCGATGCGGAAGAACTCCGAGTTAAGCAACTGAATTTGAGCTGACATCAGCCTACCACGAATCCTGACGTTTAAGTATTCCGTGGCGCTTGTAACCGTATATGGGCCATAAATCTTGGGGGTGTCGCCAGGGTAATCAAGACTATAGAAGGTAATCCCGATCTGGGCATTCTGCGTGCCTGACCGTACCCCCCACTGAAAATCTGGCATGATGAAATCGACAAAGGATAGTTCATTGCCATCAGAAATAGCCCACCAGCCCGTCCTGAATGACGGCAATCCCACTCCAGTAATAGTCGTTCCAGTTTCATGCTGGTAAAGATACCCGGAAGCATCTGATCCTATAGGCATCCCCAGGACGGATAGATCAACCCAAGCGGTCCTACCGAGAGAGCCATAATCCCATTCGTATTCCTGACCCTCGATATGAACCTTCACATACGAGTCATTTTCTCCAGTACTTGCTGCCGATGGATAGAACCACGTTATCTCGTTAAAAGATGTATTTACGGCGCAAAAAACCTTCGATTGATACGTCGTATTGATATTCTGAAAGATGGCATCCCAAACTGGGCACGGCATCGGAACCACGCCATTGGGTCCGAGCATGTAAAAATTATTAGTTCCGCACCAATATGTCGTCCCGGCCAAGACTCCAGCCGAGTGTGGGCCTATCCAGCCACACCCGCTACCTACCCTGGTAAAATTGAATATAACGGTGCCGCCAACATATTGCATAATCCAGACATCAACATCGGTTGATATCATACCATACGTCGGACACTGCATACCGCCAACAATGTAGGACCCGGTTGGAAGATGAAACGATCCAGCCGTGGTGGCGTTCGACACTTCCCATTCAGTGTAATTCCCGGCGTCACTCCATCTAACAATAAGCTCGTCATGGGTCCCTGTGCTTTGAACAGAGCCGTAAGCCACCAAGATTTGCTGTGGCATCGAAATAAAGATACCGCAATTAAAGAAGGGAGCCTGCGCCACGACTTGAGCGTTGCTAAAACCACTGTTCGCAGACCACGAGTAAATTGGTCCTTGATATGGACAGGCGAGAAGAATCTCACCCCAGTTGTCCATCATCCAATCGGTAGCCGTTATATTGGTTCCAGTATCGCCTGTAACGGCGGATCCCGTACCAAACCCACCGGAGCCAAACCCACCAGCACCAAATCCAGTACCGGCCTGTTGCGGCCCAACCGTTACATAATAAATAACCTCCACTAGGCTAGAATTCATCGTTGCTGTGGAGGTCGCAGTGGCTTGCGCCTGAGCCGTAATAGTAAAACTGGTGGAATCTATAACGCTCGATATCAAATAGCGGCCATCAACTGTCAAGCCGCCAACAGTCGTCGCCGGTGAAAAGGTGTAGTAAAGTCCTGGAATAGATAGAAAATTATTGTTGGAGAGTGTAACCGTCACCACTCCCGATCCAGACGAAGTATTGAATATTGGAAGCTTTCCGCTGCTTACTATTGTCGTGCTGGCGGCGACACTTGAGGTGATTGTATAAGATCCGGTGCTAAGAACCGATGCAATTTGATAGCCACCGCTCAACAATAGATTGCCAATAGCCACAGGTGTATTGAAGTATGCGGTATTATAAATTGTTGGCCCGCTATTCGGATCGACAACAATTACCGTGTATTCATTGCCGGCTGAAGTCGAAATTGAAAAATTCGGAGCAAAGTCTGATGTCCTGGTTTGCGGGGTTATGTCGGTTGTAGCGCCCGAATAGATGGTGAGGAGATTACTGGTTGCTCCTACACCGAGATACTTTACTCCGGCGGAGTCTTGCCATGCGTGCAAGTCTCTAATCGTGGAGGCGATTGCCCCAGCAATATACTGCTGCCAGCCACCATAAGATTGAATAAGTCCGTCCTTATAGCGAATCAATTGAGATTGATACACGCCGGCAGAGTTCAGCGTAGGGGTCCGCTGTGTATTGACCCCGGGCCTCAGTTCTACCGACACCATTGGCATTTAGGCAACCCTCGCAAATTCGCCATAATATTTAATTTCCGCTGAAATTCTAGCATCTAATGCCTCTTCTATAGAAGAGAATAATCCAAGATATATGCTCTTGCCATTGACGCCGATGCTAGCGGTAAATTTCCCAGCTTTTTTATTCCAATACACTCCTCTGATACCAGATGTGTTATTTTTGGGAGGGCCGCTATTTATGTTATTTTGAGAACGCAAGGCTAGTCGCAGATTCTCTATCTTATTATTGGTTCTGTCCCCATCAACATGGTCTATATCTATCGTAGGCCACTCGCCGTAGATGTATAGCCACGCAAGTCTATGTGCCCTGTAATTTTTTCCGTCAATCATAATGTGGTGGTAGCCATTCCAGGTTAAAGAACCAGCGATTGACCCCGGCAAACTTCCACCACGCATTACTTTCCACCGGAATATTCCGGTTTCATGGTCGTACAGCAATAATTCTTTAATCCTATTTATGGTTATCATTGCTAACTTCTTGGCGGCGTTGCTAATGGCGTTGGAGAATTAGAAGTCCATCCATTTGACTCAAATTTAGCCCTCATTTGTTCAACAATAGCTGATTTAATCAGCATATCGTACTGAGTCTGCCACGACATACCCATTTGCGGATTATCTGCTTGCGCGCCAAAGTCTCGCATATACCCGCTACCGAATATCATGGAGGCTGCGATAAAGAGATCCGGGAGATACTGCGTCAGAATGGTGCTTGAGTTTGCCGACGAGAGCGATGCCGGACGCTGCACCCCGACGACCTCGGCCTGATAGGCGGCATCTGGCGCCGGCCCAAGAATAACCTGCGTATTGGAAGCCATTGCATAGAACTCCGGCGTTCCCGTAGCTGTCTGCCCAGATGGATAGGTGATATCCAGGAACTCACGCGAGACTGGCGTTAACTGAACTCTGGTGCCGTTCGATGAAGTAGCCGTAGATGGTGTGATGATATTGATATTGTCACAGATGATGTATGTACCGACATTTGTGGGAAGCGTCAGATTGCGGTTGCCACTTGATACTGTGGTTGTGTCGGTAATCTGCGTATAGAGAAGATCTAATTCTCTGTAGAGTCGCTGTTCTGCATAGTCAATCATACCAGGAAGCATAGTAGTAAAGTTGCTGTCGGTTGAGCCTATGACGAGAAGATTCGATACTTGACTGACGTAATTCGAGTAATAAAGGCTCATATGCTACTCCCGTCAGCTACGGAGAGAGAAATCTGCGCAATACTGATTGACCCAGAGCCACCATAAAAAGCAACTCGGTGGAAAGGAAAGCGCCCACCAGTCGGAGTCCCCGATAGTGTCTCTCCTACTGTGCCGCTAATCGAACCGGAGGCCAGCGTTGTCCAAGCCGTCCATGATGTATCGACATTGGCGCCCTGCACGACATAGGCCGTGGAACCAATCGCGGTGTCGTTCGGACCGGTAATGGTATAGCTGGACAGTGTGTGCGTTAGCACTGGAGCCTTCAGGCTTGAGGGCGCAGCAATCGAGTTGGCATTGCCGCTCCAGTTAATACCGATATAGTTCTGGTAACTGGACTTCGATGTAGCTATCTGGGCACACAAGAACGACGGCTTATTTGCATTACCATCGAATGCTGCCGGTATGCCGGCCGCATTAATCATGGTGCCGATCTGATTGCTGTATTTCCATCTAAATGGATTCGGGTTAGCTCCCAACCCTGACAATGGATTATTGTCAGGAACATAGTATTCCGGTCGGGCGTTTTGGATCGGAATGGGATCCGGTGGCAGAATAAAGGTGCGCTGACCGTTTTGCTGGTAGGCGTCAAGACACGACTCACAGACGAGGTATCTTAAGTTCTGTATCTGCGGGCCTCGCCAATCTCGTCTCCAGCGCAATTGATGATGATTATATAAAAATCCGCACGAATCGCAAACGCCCCACGCGGCAGGCTGGGACGCATTTACTTCTGCTCTACCGTGCGGTCTATAGCTCATTGCTGGTAATAGCCCGAAATCCCTGGGGTGATCATTAGACTTACATTTTCCGTGTCCTGACGAGCCGCTATTTCCCAAGCGCGCGTATATCTGGCGAAGAGCTTATCCTCTAGTTGCGGGGCGTACATCTCCGATAGTTTCCAAGCCAATCCAGAAACATAGACCTCAAGGAATCTGTAGGGTATCTCCACATTGGTTCCGCTGTTTACGTCGGCGTCTTGCGTCTGACGCACGGAATAGAACTTAGCGGTGTATGGACCGTTGCCATCGGGGACCTGATAGAAAGTAACAGTCTGCGAAATTAGGCGGTCGTACCAGAAGACTGTCGGGGTGCCCTGCTGGGTCTTATTGGAGTACGAGGCGTATTCAGTGCGACTGATCGGATATAGATAACGGTCGGTCGTTGTAGTCGTCCCGGTGCTGATATACAGATCGAGAATCATCACAGTTGACGCTGGAAGCGAATAGGTTGCAACACCCTGCGTGAGCGGAAGAGTCTGAAGCCCAACTTCCCATAAGTTTGGCTGGAGATTGCTCATCTCGGACAGTAGAAAGTTCATCGCCATGCGGGCGTTGAACATATGATCTTGTGTGATAGACGACGGCCTGAGCTGCAATCTGCCGAAGGCGGCCAGCACAAACTCAGCTCCGGTTGGGGCAAAGTTAAAAGTCCCCGTGGTGCTCTGGTTTTGTACGAACATGACTTATGCCCCCGGATATATGATTCTTAGTTGCCCATCCTGAGCCGTAGTTGTGCTACCCGCCCCAGTTAGTGTCCATGTCGCTAACCCACGCGAGGCAGAAGTGGAGCTCCACGTTCCCGTGAAAAAGCTGCCCGTTACCGTGAGGCTTACCGTATCGGTCTGCGAAGCATTGCTGGTATTTGTATAGGCGACTGTCAGGTTGGCTGACGATGGAGTGGTTATATTGCCATCGGAGCCAAGAAACTCGATTACGAATTTCGCGCTATTGCCCTGAACAATATTGACGGGCCCGAATGAGGCTTGGGTCATTAGCTTTCTCGCAGAGATGCGGCAGCGTTATTTTCAACTGGAATTTCACTAATACTGACATTTGCCATGGCGGCGCTGGTGGCGGAGGCATGGTGATTGTTTCCTATACTACCCAAGTTTTCTTTGAGTTTGCCGTAGAATCGTCAGATCAAATGATCTGGCAACGCCGTGGCTCTAAGTCAGAAAAGATGGTTGGCTACTAATGACTGCTTGGTTATTTACCCAGTATCAGATCAGGTCAGAGCCGCCATCAATAACGGCAATTAATGATGGCATTGCTAAGTATGAAAGCTCATTTCATCAACCATGGTCTGAGCCTTCAGCATTAAAGCAAACGATCAAGCCTGTATTGGCTATCGCCTTGATAGCTTCTGGCCTATTTGCGCCGGTATTATCCGAAGGTCAGATTACCGACAGGTTGGAATCTCGATGGCATCAGCCATGGTCTGAGCCTGTCCGTCAGTCGATTGATCCAAAACTGGCTATTGCGCTGGCCGCCTCAGGGCCAATGGCCCCGGTTCTTGATGCTACCCAGCTACCGGGACAGAGCTACATTCCATGGTTTGCATCACTATCGGAGCCGGTACGGCTACCTCCACGGCTTCAGACTGGCCTAGAACAGTTCCAAGCATTCCCGGGCGCTAAGCCGGAAGTCAGCTTTGCTTACTATAACTGGCTGTCAGAGCCGGTTCGTCTCCCTGTCGGGATAGCCTATTATCTCCAGCGCGACTTTACGGGCGATACCCAACTTGTACCGCCGGCAGCCAATATTATTGGGTGGTTTATTCCGTTGGCTGATCCGGTTCGCCTCCCAGTCGGCCTGAAGGCGTGGCTCCAGCGCGACTTTACAATCGATACCGAGTTTATTCCGCAAGAGTTCGAGGGCGCTTGGTATGTGCCGCTATCGGAACCCGTTCGGCTACCTATAGGGCTGCGGGCGTGGCTCCAGCACTATTGGGAAGGCCCGAATAGGCTGTTACCGCCGGTCGATATTACCGCCACGATGGCAGCGACAGAAACCAATACCGATACGGCTCTGTTTGGGATATATGTTACGGCAACGCCAGTTACGCCGTCTGCGGGCGCAACCACGGCAAATGTCAGTATTAGTGAAATTCCAGTTGAAAATAACGCTGCCGCATCTCTGCGAGAAAGCTAATGACCCAAGCCTC